CGAACATAAATCAGATGTTGTGACTTTGGATGATGTACCATATGATGTTGATAGTTTTACAGACTATCAGAAGGATATATATAATGATATTATTAATTACCTTGCCCAACAGCAACGGTTAGAACGTTGGAAGCGGGGACAGGTATATATGCTTCGTGAATCATTAAATGATAAACATGAAGTAGCAGAAGAGGCTGAAGCCGCAGTATGATAATGAGAAGGTGCAGCCAAGGTCATCGAGTTCGTGTTCATAGAAATACGACACCTGGAGTTACGAGGATAAAGACTTATCCTGACAGTAGCCAAGAGACCTTGGTTTACCCTTCGTCTTATACATACTTTGTAGACGTTGATGGAGAGATTGCTAAGAAATCTAATAGTTTTAAAACGATTGAAGAATTTTATGTAGATGAATGTGCTAAAAAGCATGGAGAGGGTCATGGGAGACTAATTGTTGGGAAGCATCAAATCATTAATGGGGTTGCTACGAGTCAATCAGACTATCCGTCTTCTTCTAATACTAAAAGTGAAATACAAGATTTTTATGATAAAAGAGGTATCGCTTATAATGATAGCGACACTAAAGAACAGTTACTTAGTAAAATATATACCGATGAATCCGGTATAAAACATATAGTACAATAATGGCAAAACAAGGAATAAATTTACCTTTTGGTTGGGACACTCTTTTTTTTATTATTACAGTTGTTGGTGGTGGAATCTTTGCATATGCTAAGTTTGAAAATAAGGTTAGCGGCTTAGAGACAAGAATGGAGGAAGCTAATAGCAAGATAGAATCACTTATGTCGAAACATATTGAGGAAGAGCAAGCTAGGTATGCATCAATGCAGGAAGAAATTAGCTGGTACCAAAAAGAATTAAACTTGAATCCTTTAAGCTGGGGTAAGAAAGATAAATAATTTGGTGGATGGTATTATAGATGAAAAAACCGTTATCAGACTCAAGCTCATTAAATATAAGTTTGGGAATGCTGATGCAAGCTGTTGTCGGAATAGCGTCTATAGTTTGGATATATGCTCAACTATCTGGGGATATTAATTCGATAATAAATCGGTTAGACGTTGTAGAGAAGGATGTGCATGATAATTATCAATGGAGAGAGGATTGGCAATCTGGTGGGATTTTGCCTTTAGATGTTAGTCAGAATGAAAAGATAGCTTACTTAGAAAAAGAAGTAGAACGATTGAGAAATGAACAATGATAGAAACTTATGCAGAATACGGAGCAATCGGAGTTATAGTAGCTTTATTTGTGATGTTAATAATGAATTTAATTAAAAGTCAGAAAGCTCAATCGGAAGATTTAGATAAGGTTCGTCAGTCTATAGCTAAATCAGAGACAAAGATGGGCAATGTAGAGGGAATCGTATTGAAGATGCTTGATAGATGGAATCGTTCAGATGAGACATCTCAAAGGCATAGAGAAGATATTATCAAAGAATTAAATGATGTGACAGATGACTTGTCATATTTAAAAGGGAAAGTCAATTCAAAATGAAGGTTGAAGAATACAGAACAGAAGTTTCCGCTATGCTTACAAAGTTGAATGAAAGACAAATAAGTATTTTTAAAGCGTTGCAAAGAATTGATAAACATTTAGAAAAGCTAAACGGGCAAACATACGATAATGAACGAAGTATCCTACAGATGAGAACATGGGGTTCGGCGTTAGTATTTATTGTCCCAATAGCAGTAACTATCATAATGAGGTTAATCTAATGGAATGGATAATGGCTAAAATGGGCGTAGAAGCCATACAATGGACTGTAGCAGGCGTTTCTGCTGCTGGTGCGGCTTGGGTGCTCAAAAAAATACCAAACGATACTATAAAGGCTAAATTAGGCGTTTATATGTATGGGCTTGGCGTGACATGTACTCTTGGTCTTGGTAAATGGAAATGGACCAAAGGTATATGGAATAAAACTATAGAGCCTTGGGTTGTAGATGCTATTGACAATATTGTAGCAAATAGTATCAATGAATTCGTAAGGGGCTTGAGGTCGGATAACTAATGCCTAAATTTGGAAAGCGTTCAAAAGAAAGACTGAAGGGTGTTGATTCATCTTTGGTAAATGTATTAAACGAAGCTATTAAATTGATGGACTTGGCTATAGTTGAAGGTGTTCGCTCTAAAGAACGCCAAAAAGAGCTTGTCGCTAAGGGAGCTTCTAAAACCATGAAATCTAAACATATAGAGGGGAGAGCCGTTGATGTTACGCCGTATCCTGTTGATATGGAGTCTGTTTCTGGTATTCATCGCCATTATTATATGGCTGGCATCCTTAGGGGCGTCGCGCATATGATGGGTGTTAAAGTACGCTCTGGAGCTGATTGGGATAGCGATGGAGAAATTAAAGACCAGACTTTTAACGATTTAGTACACATTGAATTAAAAGATGCCTAAGCAAATATATACATTAAATGATTTCTCTGGCGGTATTAACGATGTTAAAGACCCTAGAGATATACAACCTAATGAATTACCTGTTGCTAAAAATGTAGCAGTTGACCAGCAAGGTGCTTTAAGAACTATTGGTAAAGTTTCAGCTCATAGCGATATAGAAGATAAGTCTTCAACTAAGCTTGCAGGTGGTTATGGGTTGATATATATGGAAGCTGATGTAACTCCCAAAACATCTAGTAATGACCAAACAGCTAATCTGACGTGGGCTGCTTCGACTAGACAGGTTTCTAATAATTCTGATTCTTTTCTGGCAGGTTTTACAAAAGGTTCTAAGGTAAAAGTAACTGGAAGCGCAAATAATGACGGTATTTTTACAACTGCTGATTCTTATACTGATTCAGGTGTGCATACATTAGTATTTAATGAGTCGGTAACTGATGAAACCGATTCTACAGGGGTTACAACTACTTTTGTAGAGACTACACCAGATGCTAAGATAGTTTTAATTTCAAATGCTCAGATTACTGGAACATCAGCTACTATAGAAGCTTGGGATTACGCTGATGGTGTTGGCGGTAGTAGCGGTTGGCTTAGTTCTGCAGCAGTAACTGTTAATAGTGATAGTAGGCACGAAGCGCCAAATATTATTTATTATAATATGAATGGAGCTACTAGGATTATAGATACGAACTTTAATAATCGTTCTAAGATTCAATGGTATGGATATGTAGAGAGGACACATTTTGATGAAACTAATGGTGATAAGTTTTTTGCATATTATGCTAATGATAATACATTAACCCCTCCTACTCAAGCAGATGAGGGAACTAGTTATCCTAGTGCTGGGACTGGATTTGAAGTGGATTTGACAGATAGTGGGTCTACAGGTGATGGATTATGGGAAGCTGAAGAATATGAAATAGCTGCTAGTTTTATTTATGATGGTAATCAAGAATCATTATTATTTCAAGAAGCAGGCGGCACTTTTACTCCAGCCGGTGATAAAAGATTATCTGCTAAAATATATGCAAAAGGTAGTTATGATGAACGTATAACAGGTGGAAGGGTATATATACGAAAAACTAATAGTATAGGTAGTACCGAAGATGAGTGGAGTATGTTGGCTGATATAGATTTTCAAAGAGGTGTTCGAGGTTCATTCTCTGATGATTTTACCACTTGGACATATGAAGGTAGCAACAAAGAGTTTCATGCTACTGTTGTTTTAGATGCTCCTAATTTTGATACTTATACGTCTATAAATGGTTATAGTCATGATGAATATTTTAATGACTTTGGAGATAATGCAGAAACAGCTGCTACTGCTACAGTATTGAATAATAGAGTTTTCTTAGGCAATGTAAGAGTTAAAAATCCTACTTCTGGAAATATGGAATATTTTGGTGATAGAATTATGTTTACTCCTGTTGGTAAGTATGATACTTTTCCGGAAAGTTTTAATATAGATGTTGTTAAGGGAGATGCTGATACATATGTTAGATTAGATGGATTTGCAGATAGGTTGTTATGTTTTAAAAATTATTCTATGCAAATTGTAAACATAGCATCTAATACTCCATCAGGTTGGTTTTTAGAAGAAAATCTTCAACGTCTTGGAGTTGCTCATCATAATGCAGTTGTGCGTACTGAGTTTGGAATTGCTTGGGCTAATAAATATGGTTGTTATTTCTATGATGGTAGGATAAGAAATTTTAGTCAAAATAAAATAGATGATGATACGTGGGAATCCCATATTACATCTAATAGTATACTTGGATATGATTCTATAAAGAAACAATTATTTGTAGTAGATGACGCAACAAGTCCTAGCGATGTATATGTGTATGATTTTAAAACAAAATCATGGGTTTTAGGTTATCAGATTTTTGGTACAGACCCTATAAGCAATATTGTAACAGATTATAATAATGATTTAGTATTTATTAGTAATAGTGGTACTACTAGTACTTTTAAAAAGTGGGGAAATATTTCGGCTAATAATGGTAGTATTGAGTTTCGTACAAAAGATATTGATTTTGGAGACCCGTCAACTATGAAAAAAGTATATGCTGTATATGCTACATATAAATCAAGTGCAGAGCAGCAATTACCATTAGAATTTGCAATAAATGGGACTGGTAGTTTTAGCGATTTTTCAACAAGTACCAATATTCAACCTCAGGGAAATAGTGGCGGTGCTGGATATTTAGAATCTTCTACTTCATGGGATATAGCTACGTTTACAGCTGATACTATAAAATCATGTCAAAGTATACAATTTAAGTTTCTTCCGCCATCGTCAGGAACTTTTAATATAAATGATATATCTATTGAGTATCGTTTAATAAGGAATAAGCGTGTCAGTTAATAGAATAGAGCGTAAATTAAAGAATGTTTCTGATAGGGGTAGACGCTATACTGATATGAGACCATCCATGACTTCATTAACAGAAGGCGAAGAAGTAATATCAAATGTTAATGGTATTGTTACTATGTATCGTAAACAGAATGGAAAGCTTTATAAGATAAATTATTCATCTAATGGTAAAATTATATTAGATGAACAGTTGGTAGATATACGAAATAATTTAAATGTACATAATGATTTAACAGTTGACGGTGAAATTAAAGGACAAAGAAGTATATTTCAATTTGGTGAAGCTACATCAACATCAGCAGATGCTTATTTAACAACAATAAATGGTGTTGTAATGGCTTCTGGTAAAGGATTTACAATGCATAGACCTGGGAGTATAGTTGGTATATCAGTACTTGCTAATATAACAACTGCAGATTCGGATAATGCTTTGATTTTTGAAATTAGAAAAAATACATCATCAACTGTATTATTTAGTACAACATATACCGGTAGCAGTACAGGTTTAAGAACGAGTTATTCTACTCAAAATAGAGGAGTGGATATTTTTAGTGCTGGCGATATTTTAGTAGTATATGCAAACGAGGCTGGAACATGGGTTTGGGACGATGTTATCGGTCATATAGAAGTAGTTTTTGATAGTTAGGAGAATATAATGGGCAGAACATTGCTGCAAAATAAAGAAAATAAATATCAGGCAGGGCTGACTAAGGCTAGGCTTATGGAAAGGGCAGGGTTTCCAGTTCCTTCTTCTTTAGGTGGTTCCTATAAACCTGAGGTTCAAGAAGATGTGAGAAAACCTGAAGATTTATTAGAGGTATTTAATCGCTATGGTTCAGAGATGTCTGGTAAGATGATGAATCCTTCTGAACGCTCTGTATTGTTAGAGTATTTACAACGACAGATGGATGTTATGGATAGCGATACAATTCAGCAAAGAGCGTATGGTGGTTATATTCAGAATTTTCAAAATGGGGGTACGGCTAGAAGTGGAATGATTACTCGCGCTATGAATATTAGAGGAGCTCAAGACGAGATAAATAAAAGAGCTAGGGAAATGCAGAAAAAAGCGAGTAGGGCAGGTTTGTTTGGTACAATTGGAAAAGGTCTTGGCAAATTAGTTGATTGGGGAGGAGATGCTTTATTGATGGGTACAGGCTTAGGAGCTATTCCTGGTGTAAAACAATTTAAAGATTATGCTATTGACCCGTTAGTAAGCGGAGCTATCACTAAGGAAGCTGCTGATTTAGGGTATGGAGATAAAGTTAGTACAGATATAGGCAGTAGATGGCTACCTGGTCAGGTACAAGATTTAAAAGACTACCAAAAAGGTGTCCGTGGCAGTTTTCAAGAGATGGGAGAAGCTACAGGTCTGTCAACTCTTGGCAGTAATGTTATGGGAGATATAAAAGATAAGTTTGGTACAACTGATATAGCTCAAGGAGCTAGAGAGTTTACAAAAGGTATTCCAGGAGCTCTTGGAGATAAGGAAGGCTCTGAAAAGTGGGGAGCCCTGAAGGATTATTGGAAAAATTATAATCCCACTAAAGACACTTCTAAGTATGGTACAACTGATACAGGGAGAATTGACAAGCTATTAGCTGGCGGAAGTAAAAATACGACTGACCAATTGGATTTTGAGCAGGGTTTTCTTGAAGAGGAACTTGGTAATTTCCTTCCTGGTTCAGAAGGTTATAACAAGACAGTTGAACGGTTAGAGGAAATAACTGGCGGTGCATGGCTGCCGGACAGGTATAGACATGGCGGCTATGTGGGGGATAGTTTATTATACCGAGTATTCGGAAACAAATCAAATTTATTTTAGGAGTTAGAGATGGCAGATACAGTACCAGCAATGTTAGAACCTGGAGAGTTCGTGATTCGTAAAGATGCGGCTAAGGTTATCGGACCTGGTCTTTTACATATGCTAAATAACGCTGATAGAGTTGGGTTTAACGGAGGCGGAAAACAAGATGGTGGTTATATTAATGAGTACCAGAATGGTGGGTTTATAGATAAACTGAAAAGAACCTTTGTTGATGATGAGGGACTATTTAGGGGTGAGCGCGGTGAAAAAGGCGCGTTCGCTTCAGGTCACAGCAGTTATCCTATAGAGTCTATTTATTCAGGCGATGAACCGCCAACTTATGAATATTCAAAAGCGTATAAAGGTTCAGTACCTTTAGATTTTAAAGGGGAAAAATCTCATTTTCATGGTATACTAGGGAGATTAGCCGATAGAAGATTAAAAAAGGATTTAGAAGGTATAGCGACTGATTTTAGAAGAGAATATGCGCCAGAAGGTGAGGGTCCTTATTCTGCTGGTGTAAGAGAATCTCACAGTGGGGGTGACCCTATTTTAGATTTGCAATATAGAAAAGAATATGAGCCTTGGGGGGAAAAGTTTAGTGATGAACTTGGACAAAAAATAAGGGGGAGTGTTTTTGGCGAGCAGAGGAAAAGACGCTTAGAAGAAGCTCAAAGAGCCATAAGCGGTTTTTCTTCTGATGATTATGGAATACCGGAAGAATCTTCTTACTCACAAAGAGCACGGGAAGCTTTTCAAAGAAAAGAAGAAGCCCCTAAGAATGTATTTCAACTGTTAAAGGGGTTAGCTGGAAAACAACATGGTGGTTATATTAATGAGTATGAAGGTGGCGGCTATGCCGATAGTGCTGATAGTTATTCTCTTTTAGATTTAACGATGCCAATGCTAAATAATAGACTCGGTGGAACTCCTGTACGT